ATTTTTTAATTTTTCCTATTCTAGTTCCTTGAGCAAAAATAGAAGCACCAGTTCCTTTTGGTGGAATTACTACTTCTAATATGGCACCAGAACCAGTAAGAGTTGGACCTAAAATTCCATCTACTGCGTCAATATCAACAAATGCTTCAGTGTAACCCTTTCCAGGATCTGTAACAGTAACTTCAACAATTTGACCAACTGGGTCTGTAGTTCCATCCACTAAAATAGAAACTTTTCCACCAGTGCCATCTCCTAAAATAGGAACTCCAAAATATTCACCTGCAGCATATTCAGTTCCAGGTTCAACAATATTCACTCTTTCAATTTTACGAGATGATTGTATGTCAGTAATAACAGGAACTTTTTTATAGAATCCACCTCCATTAATCAATCTAATTTTTGAAATTGGACCAACTGCTTTTGGTGATGATGTGGAATAAGAAGTTGTTAAAACATTTGCAACTTTTTCTGGTTCAAACGACATTATAAATTTAAATTTATCTGGACCTTGTGTTACAGATCCACCTTGCAAATCTGTAATTGTAAATGTTCCAATATAAGGACTTGGTAAAATATCGATATATGATAAATTTGTTACTGGACCATCCTCAGACAAATCTGCAGGATCTGCATAATAACTGATGTTTGCAGAATCGTCAGTAATTTTAAATGAAATGAATGGTGAATTTCCAGGCTCATCAAATCCAGGTGTACCCTTTCTAATAATATTTTTAAAAGTATACTCAATTTTATATAAATTATCTCTATAGAAAGACAAGTAATGTCCTTGCATAGATGGATGTGCAGTATCAAATGTATATTGCTGACCGTAAATAAATTTAAATATTGGTGTTTTTACAAATAGAGTGATAACTTGTGTTGAAATTGAAGAAGACGGTATACTTCTTAGTTTTAACAAAAATTCTCTCTTAGAAATAATTTTATCTATAGATAAAGTACCAAGCAAATTAGTATATACTGGTTCTGGATCTCCATAGATAATACTAGACTCATCTAAGTAATGTGATACATTAGTTCTAATGAAAACTAAATCTGTTTGAGATGTACTGTTAATTTTTAATATTTTTTTCAAATTAGTTATTACACTAATTTGAGACACTCCTGTTAATCCTGTTATTTGTGCTTGTTGTTTATTTGATGTAAATGAAATTTGATTGGAATTAATTGTAACAACAGATCCAACAACATATGGTGACCCAGAAGAAGTTGCATCAATCCTAATTAAATAATCATCATCCGAATAACTTTTGAATTCTGCTGATAACTCAACTGGTATTTGAAGAGAAAATGTTCCTAAAACAACATTAACAACGTTAGCAAAGGTGTATGGTGAAATTTCATTTAAAACACCATCAGAAGATCCTAAATAACCACTATTTAAAACAAATGTATCAGTCTTATCTGAAATTGTTAGTTTGTTATTCTCCAAATCCTTACCAACAATCTTTGCACTTGCGATAATTGCATTAAGTGAATTATATTGATAAAGTGTAGATCCAATATTATAATCAAAACTTTGATTTATTGTTAACTCTGTAACATTATCTGCCTTAGAAACATTAAAATAATTAAAGAAAAATTTATCTAAAGTCTTTGTTGATAATTTGACTTTTCTACCACCTATTGTAGGAACAGTAGCAGTTCTAGATGACCAAGTATCTTTAGAATTGACAAAATTTTGAGTATTAATCGTCGTTGCCGTAGCTGCAGAATAACTAAAATCTAAAATTTGGACACCTTCACTCGCTAAAGTATATGTTGATGAAGTTAAACCAGTGACAGTTTGCAATAAATCTACATTATACAAAGATCTATTTAATGTTAAATTATTCTGCGTTAATGATATATTTCCAGTTCTTTCAGCATCTACATTCTTATCAGTTTTAAATGCGAAAGTTCTGCTTGGATATGCAGTCTGAATACTATCACCAGATGCAGTTCCATAATTAACAATTGAGTGGGCAGATGTGGGTGGTGTATATGTTGAGGTATAAACTAAGTAATTACTTAATCTAATGTCATCTAACTTCATCGGATGGGAAAATGATCCCGTCGTATTACCAAAATCAATTTGAGCTGGGTCTATATTTGCCGAACTTGTTTGTTGTACATACTGAATACCATTAACGAAAATAGTATAAGTACTAACATTACTTACAACTTTTTTAGTGAGTGCTATGTGAACGTACTGTCCATTTGATAAAGTTAATACATCTGATAATGTGCTCCAAGATCCAGCTACTCCATTTATTTCGCATCTAATTTTCCCATAAGTAGAAGGAGTTGAAGAAGATCCTTGAATTTGAACTAATATTGAATCTAATCCATCAGTTACTGTTATTATATGTGGTATTTTTGATGTTGGGATTGAATCATATTTTAACCATCCCTCAAGAGTCCAAGATGTATTTGTGATGGACGTGGTAGATCTTAATCTACCAAGAAGAGGTATAGTAAACGCATTAGTTCCAAATTTAAAATCTGTAGTTGTAGTAGCACTTCCAGAAGAAACCAAAGATGAAGATCTTCCAGTAGCATCTACCAATCCATTTTCAGCATTAAATAAAAATTGTGTTCTATTTTGCTCTACATTACCAATTAATATTGGATCTCCTGATGTATCTGCTAAACAAGAAACTAGTGTATAACCTCTTGTAATGGAAGAATCTGCAACTTGAGAAGATTTTAAAATAGATCCATCATAACGATATTTTAACGCCCCAATACTTAATGTTGAGTTTGAATTGGTTAAAGTGTAACCAACTGATATTTCATTAAATGGATCTATAGAGCATTTTGATGGAACAAGAGGAATGTTAGTATCTACTGTTGTAAATTTATTTACTAAAATATCTCCATTATTTGATAATCTTAGTAATTGAATCTTATCTTTCAATCCACTACTCACAACTACTGGAGCAGAAGTAATATACAATTGATCATATTCATCAATTACAAACGATACGTCTTCAAATCTATAACCACTATAAGAATATTGGTATATATTTGATACTAAAATTCTATTAGATTGGATAACTAATTTACCAACTAATATGTTTGTATCATTAACAGTTCCAATAACAAAAATATTTCCAGTACTATCAACTTTAACTTGATAAAGTTTTTCGGCATTTCCTGTAGATGTTATTTTTCTTTTAGCTAGAACTTCACCCGAAGAATTTAATAAAATTATAAAACCATCTTGAACACTTGTAGTATTTGTATTTGTGTATCCAACAACAATAATATTATCATTAAGACATGCAATATCTGTAACTACATCTGCTCTAGTGATTCCGCTTATTCCTGAAAGATCGGCCTTCCAACTTAAAGTTGATGTTGATCCAGTTTCAGATTCTACAAATCTAGCAATAAAAACATCTGGGTTAAATGCAGCATTTAAGGAAATATTTGGATATGTTCTTCCGACTACATAAACGTTTGATGAATTTTTGCACGCAGAAACAATTTCAAGTCTAGATGTTGAAGATGTTGGTAAAGGTGAATTTATAACTTTTCCATAAATTTGAACACCATCAGTATTATATTTTGCAATAAATCCTTTATTTGATAATTGAGTTCCACCAGTTTCGGAACTAATGTCAACCAACTCTCCAACAACATAAAAGGATTTATCATCTGCAACTATTGAATTTTTAGCAACAATTTTATAATTTTGATCACTAATTTCAGTGTAAAAATAATCTGCTTTCTTTTTAGTTTGTGGATGTTCAATTCTAATAACTGGTTCTTCCTCATACCCAGCACCAGAATTTTGAATGGTGAAATCGGATAATATACCAGTGTTAGAAATAACTGGAGTTATTTTTGCATCAGATCCACTATTTGATTCAATATCAATTTGTGGTAAATTTTCTGGATCATAACCAATTCCTTCGTCAATTACAGTAATTTTTTCCAATCCAGAAACTGCAAGAACTTTGATAGTCTTACTACTTGGTTCCATAGAAGGAATTGTAGTAATAGTAACTTGATCTCCAACTAATAAATCATGGGGTTCAGTTGTTTGTAATACTCCTTTAAATACATCAAGCGTTGAATTATATTCATATGTAAGTGAAGTGATATCTTTACCTTTAATTTCAGATATTCTTGCAGATGCTCCGTATCCTTCAGTACCAGTATCATCAAAAATTAATCTATCTCCAACTTGATAATTTTGCCCACTATTCTCAATTGTAAATCCTGTAATTTTTGCGTCTTCAAATTTGGTAGTAGTTTCCACCTCAATATCAACTTTTGAAGAAATATCAACTTTTGGAAAATAATCAAAAACTTCTAGTTGCTGCTCTTCAAACATTACATTTGGATCATCAATTTCATCTTGAGAAATAGAACCATCTTTATTTTCATCTTCAATATCAAATAGTAATAAATCACCATTTTCTAAAGTTAATGCGTTTGTTGTTTGATTTGGAGTTCTCTCTATATCAATATCTACATTTTCAAACGGAGTTCTATATCTAACTACTCCAGAAGGAATATAAGATTGAGTTGCAAATTGCGTTAAGTTCCATTTTTCTGGATCCGAATAATATCTTGGGCCTATAATATAGGGAAACTCTGGTTCTCCTGCCAAATCTAAGGTCACAAAATAAGCGTAAACTCCATCAGGAAAATCTGGCGTTTTGCAGAATCTTCCATTATATTCATCTAAATATACAGCAGAACTATTGAAAACATACTCATAATCTTCAATAAAAGTTCCTGCTGGATAAGTTGTTAGAGGAGGTCCTTCAATTCTTATGGGAACTGGGTTAGTATTTTCATCATATACTAAATTAGTTTTTAAACGATAACCACTTCTAATGGGAACTATAGAACTAGAAAGTAAAGTGGGATCACTTAATCCATATGGACCATAGATGGGATTTCCATCATATGCCCAACCTAAAATAGGAGAGTGTGTTACAGAAGATCTCTCCACGAGTTCTCCATTTTGTAAGTCTAAATTATCTCCTAAAACATACCTTAATTGTTTTGGATTAGAAATATGTCCATATTCTCCACCATATTGGGAATTATACCCAACAAAAATAGCTCCGTTTGCATAATCAAAATTTGTTTGCGTGCTTAAGTTATATGTCCATTCAAAAATTTCAGCCTCAAATTCAGCAGATTCCCCAATAGATTCTAATCTTATTTGAGTTGTACCTTGCTTATATCCAATACCTTTATTTAAAATTTGTACGCTAATAACTCTTCCAGAATCTACTCCTTCAGACGAAATGGTTGCTTTTGCTATAGCACCAAAACCATCTCCAGTTATAACAACTCTAGGTGCAGTTGTATATCCAGATCCTGCCGAAATAATTGCAATTGAGGTTATTCTTCCATTACTAACATAAGCTTGTGCAGCTGCACCTTCTCCACTACTTAGTTTAACATTAGGTGAACTTGTATAACTTGTTCCCGAATTTAAGATGACTACATCTTGTACTGGACCTCTAACAATTGCTTTAGCTGTTGCTCCTGTACCCCCTCCACCAGTAATTGTGATTGTTGGTTCTGATGTATATCCTGTACCAGGAGAATTAACTAAAATTTTTGTAACTACACCATTTGTTATAACTGCAGTAGCAGATGCTCCTATTCCAGAAGATCCATAAATTGATACTAAGGGAGAAGATGTATATCCTTGTCCTCCAGTCAACACTTCAATTTCAACTACAGATCCATTTACTACTACTCCTGCAGCAGCTCCACTACCACCTCCACCATTAAATGTTAAAACTGGCGGCACTGCTGCATCATATCCAGATCCACCACTAACAACATTTACATTTGTAACAGGACCATATGGTAGTAATTCTGTTGATTTATAATTCCATATAGATACACCATTAACAAAACTACCAATTGAACCTGGAATAGTATTTGTTTTTAGAGAAATTGTATTTGGTATTCTTGGAAATTTATATAATTTTCTTTGATTTCCTGGAAGAAGGGCTGTTCCCAAAAATGGACCAACTTTATAATTTGGTATTCCAGATGTTGCAACATACACATGATTTGCACTTAAAAATGAATTTTGTATATTTGTTGGAAATTTTGAAATTGAATTATTAATTACTTGAGAATCGCTTTTTCCTGTATTAAGATCGATAGAGATTAAAATATTTCCTTGAGGATTTAATGTTGCTGGTTGTGGTAAATTATACTTAAATACCAAGTCACTTTCTCTGGAAGTTACTAAAAATGTTCCATTAAAGATAATTGGGTTAGCACCATAAACTGTCACTTGGTCACCAACCAAGAGTCCATGTGGATCACCACAAGTAACAGTTGCTGTTTGATTATTAAGACCTCCAAAAGTAATACTTTGTACTGTTAGTAGTTTTTTAACATTATACAACCAACTAGTAACTAATTTACTATCATCAGCAGCTCCTAATTTTGCAATTGATAATTTATCTCCAGTTAAATAATAACTTCCATCATCTATTAAAGAAGTTTGATTTGCATCAACTATACCTAAAATTGATAGAACTACTTCTCTTTCGGTTCCTTTATTTGCATAAATATAAAAATTTGACGTTACGACAGTTCCTGCATCCCATGTAGAAGCAGTAGTTTCATTAAGACCTCTGGTACACTCAATAAACTGGGTTAAAGTCTTTTCCTTATAACGAATGATTTCAGAACCAACAACTATTTCACCATTTCTTTCTGGCCATCCAATAGTAGAATCAACATCTATAATTAAAGTATCATCAACAATTCCCTGAATCAATTTAGTTGAATATGGAATCACAAATTTACCTTGAATAGTCTCTTCAGAAAGAATTAACTCATATACATCATATGTTGCAGTTTGTATTGCTGTATAGTTTTCAACTAATGCAGAAGAATACGTAACGTTTTGATCTACAGGATCTTGTAATTGTTCTATTAAAGAATCTTTTAAATATAAAGGATTTCCAGAAATCAGTTTACATCTTAAAACTGTATCTACCGCCCATGTTGCAGCAGAAGGTTTGATAATTTGATCTTTTGGATAAGTAACATCAATATTTGCACCATATAATAATTTGAACAAATATTTTAAAGAATATACAGTTCCTTTAGATGCATAAAAGTCTTTAATCGTATTTCTTATATTTGAAATATTCAAAGTCTTTTTATCTAATTCTGGAAGACCTGGTAAATATTGATTAGTTATTTTGTCCACAAATTTTGACATAAAAACACTATCAATACTAGTTACAGTAGAACCAGAGTAATGACTAGTTGCTATAGAATTAGATTCATCTTTAAAAATAATATTATTTTTTGAATCGTAATCTAGTAACCCACTGACTCCCCTAGCGCAACCAACAAATTGTGATTTGACATAATCTTTTCCAGGATTAACGATTTCAAATCCAGTAACTTCATCTTTACCAATTTCACTAGATGCTTTTGCTTGAGTTGTTGATGAAATATACACCTTTGGTGGATTCTCAGGAGAATATCCCTCACCAAAATTTAGAATATTGATATCAATAATTTCACCATTAAATACTGAAGCTACTGCCTTTGCTCCTGTTCCACCAATATAATTTCCAAGATTATCTTTTCTATCGTCTACAATATAAACGCTGGGAACATCAGTGTATCCAAATCCACCATCCAATAATTCAATTGAAATGACTCTACCAGAATCATCAACTAAAACATCTAAAATTTGTGCTCCAGTTGGTTGTATAACTTTTACTCTTGGTGGATTATTAACATCATATCCTGTTCCAGCAACAATTATATTGACATCAACTACCTGACCTTTATCATTCAAAACAGACTCGGCAACTGCTTGTATACCAACACTAGTTAGTGGTGGATCAATATAAATTTTTGGTGGATTTGAATATCCAAATCCAGGTGAAATAACATCAATACTCTGAATTATTCCACCTGAAGATACAACTACATTAGAAACTTCTGCTCCAGTTGGGTTTATAAATGAAATTCTTGGAACATCAACATATCCAGATCCACTATTTACCAAACTTAAGGAAGATACTTGCCCAGAATTATTAACTTCCGCAACTGCTCTGGCAGCAGTGCTTCCCAAAGTTTCTGGTTCTGAAATAACTACTAATGGTGGATTTTCTGAAGAATATCCAGTTCCACCATCTAATAAAGTAATTGATTTTAATCCGCCAACTAAAGATTTTGCTGTTGCATATTGACCATTTTCCGATACAACTGATACTTTAGGTGCATTTTCTAATGTATAACCAGATCCACCAGTTTTAACTATGATTCTTTCAACTTCAGAATCATCATTTACAACAGAAAATGCTTGAGCTCCAGATCCAATTGAAATTGGAGTCGTTTTTATATATCCAACATAAATGCTATCTTGAGGAACGGTTTTAAAAATAATATAATCTTCAAAAATACTAAAATCCTCAAATGGTAAAAGTAAATTGCCATCCACTACACAAATTGTAAGTACTGTATTTGAAGGAAAGTACGATATATTATTTCTCTTTAACTTATAAATTAATTCATTATTTGTTCCTGGAGTAATTGGATCTAAAATATCAATTTCTTTCGAGTTGTATCCTTTTAAATATTCAATACTTATATCATTAATAGTATCAGATAAATTTATAGGATCATATGGTCTAGGAGGATTAGTAAAGATAATTTTATCCCCAAAAATAGTATAATCGATACCTGGTCTTAAATACTCACCATAAATTTTTACAATTAAATGTTGTGCTGATTCTGGAAATAGTGGTATATTATTAAGTACTAGATCAAATTCTGTCTCATTACCGTCAAATAATAAATATGGATTAAAAGTTTCTACAATTTTTTTACGAAATTCTAAATATGAAAGTCCTGCCGACAAAATGATAGATGGAGATTTTTTTGTCTCTTCATAATAAATTATTTCATCATTTATTAAAATTGTTCCGTCTCTATCTACAAAACCATCTGTAGTCTCTACTTCAATATTGACAGTATCACTAGAAATATTGGATATCAGTGAAGTAGAACCATCCAATTTGGTTAAATCATATTTTGATAAATCAAAATAATTTGCTAAATTATTTACTATACCTATAGGTCCAGCAACTCTTTCCTGGGACTTATAATAGTAAGATAAAAATTGCTCAAAAAGTGGGCTACTATCCTTAATAAAATCAGGTAATTGATTTAAAACCGAAAGTGATACTGATGCGTTTTGCATTTTTTATTAACTCTCTTTTTACTATTTAACAGACTTATGAGAAGCAAGATCCAGCGCCAGGAGTTGCTACTGGACTTGTAAAGGTGAATGTAGATGGAGTTGGATTAAATGTGCTAGGATCTCCAGCACTGCCTCCTGGACCAGATTCGGGTATTCCATCTCCAATATTAATAGTTGGAACTGGAATAGTAAGAATTGAACCAGGAGGTGCAGGAGTTGTTGCAGGATTTTTTGGTTTTATTGATATAGCAATTAGTGGTGGGTCTCCATCACCATCAGGACCATTAATTGTTGTTAGTGGTCCAACTTTTACTTTGCCAGTATCGCAGTCATATGTTCCTGCCTCTTTATTTGTGATGATTTTTTTATTATTATCTATGTAATAACTAATCAATTTTCCAGCACCATCATCTTCCAAGAATTGTGGTTGGGTGACACCTGGAGTGTAAAATTTAGATGATCTAACTGTTTCCCCAGTAGCTGAATCGCAAGCACAATCCAATTTAACATTAAAATTAATATCCCAAGATTTTGGTGTGGTTAAATTTTCATATGCAATAACTTTATAAGGTGTTACGCCAAATTGAACATCTTGTATGTTTGGATCTGCATCAAGTATAATTTTTTGCAATTGAGATAAGGATAAAGTTTTTCCAAAATTACCCAAATCTTCTCTATTTCCATACTCCTGTATTGCCGCAAGAATTTTTTTTCTAATATCATCCGAAGTATTTTGATTGACAGCACCAGTTCCATCATCAGACAATACACTTCTAAATGTTGTGGCAGCAACATATAAAGTCAAATTCATAAAAATTTCTTCAGGATCTGTAATAACAGTTTCTACGGATGCCATAGAGTATGGCTTTAATTTTGCAATAATATCTTTTTTGGTTAGATTATTTAATTTATTGCCAGTAGTTGTTTTAATTGTTACTATTACTTTTCCATATTGAGGAGGATTTAATAATTCCCCTCCAAACGCATTAACATACCTTGCATTTGGATATATGTTTCTAATAATTGCTTCAAAATCGTTAGAGGTAACGGCTCTGTTCTGTGCAGAATAATATTTTGGAGCGTTAAATTTTATTGAAGAAAGTGATTCTGCAGATGCACCCAATTGAGACTTATCGGTTAAAATTAAAGTAACATCTGTAATTGGATTATCATTTGAATCTATTACTTTTCCAATATAACCCATAGAGTTTATGTTGTTTGCAGATGCACCCGATGTTTTCACATATTCGATATAAATTACTTCGTTATCAACTAATTTTCTACCAACAACTCCGTCCCCAAAAACAATTTCATATCTCCTATCATCTGCTTCATTTAAGAAAAATATTTTATCTATACTTTCTACCGCTGTAACGTTTGAAACTAGATTGTACCTATCATATGTGGTTGATTGAATATCTGGTCTAACATAAACTTTTAATGTATCAGTATCTACGTTATCGTTTGGAATAATATAATGCTGTTGAAGTTTATTATTTACGGTATATTGATAGGATAATAAGGATCCTTCGTATACTTTTAAACTTTCAAATAAAGCTATTCCTGTGGACTTATCAACGGATACTGTCTTATCATCTAGTACAACAAAAGTATATGCAACTCCATTAACGTTACCAACAGAAACATCACCTTTTTGTAAAGTAGCTGTAGATGGATATGTTCCATCTACAGTAATTTCAGTTTGAGCTGCTAGTGTAATACATGCTTTAGCCGAAGAAATTGATCTTGGGGTGTAATTTAATGATTTAGCTAATGAAATTACATTATCTCTTATCGAAGCACTATCTAAAAATAGTTCATTAATTGCCATATTGGCATTAAATGCACTATAATACGTATTGTATGCTAGTACATCTATTAGATACGAAAGAGTAGACCCAGTAAAATCATAATCTGTGAACTCATTTCTAGTTCTTAAATATGATTTAATTGACTCTCTAATATCGTCAAAGTCTATGTTTATTAAATTGGTTGGTTTCATTAACTTGCTGGCCTTTCTAGTATGAACTGATTTGATATAATTTTCGGTTCGCCAATAATTCTATAAGTTACATTAACCACCACAGTATCTTCGTTTTCTATTACAGCAACAGATACATCATCTAAGTCAATACGATTTTCATAGTTATTAATTACAGTAGTAATTTTTGTTTGTAAATCAATCGCAGAAAAAACATCAAGAGGTTCAAAAAGCATATCATAAAGAGAAGAACCTATCGTTGGTTGCATCAGTCGTTCACCATATCTTGTTTGTACAAGATTTTTTAATGCTTGTGTAATTGCATTTTCATTTTTCACAGCATAGATATCATTTGTAATTGGATTTTTTCTAAAATCTACATTAAGATCTTTATAGGATCTAATGAGTTGAATTTCATCCTCTGATCTTCTAGCCATTAAAGTAAATTTATACTTATCTATGCTTATTTATACTGTTTAATGCCATCTTTCTACATAGTCATCAAACCCACCTTTCCCTCCACAAGGTCTAGAATAACGATCGTTTGGAGGTTCATTTAACTTTTTTTTAAACATTTTTAGGTATTTGTCAGCTTGTATATCCGTAATTAAACAAACTGTACCAAAATTTTCTTCCATAATACTTGTAATACGGTCAGGATTTGGATTTTTTGCCATCTGTTTGCTCCATAAGGGTTAAACAGAACTTTTTACGGGGTTGCTATCCCGAAATTTGGTGTGAAATTTCGTCCTAGAGTAATATTTTGATCAATTCTTATTTCAGAATTTCTAAAAGTCCAACATTCTCCACTAGTATTAAGAAAAACTACCCATTCTAGGTCATGTTCTTGCGATCTATCTATAACAAAAAAAGCCCAGCCCTTACCTTTTGGGGTAAAAACTGGGATTTGTGGATTAAGTTGAAGCATTTTTACTTATCTTCCTTGTCCGCGATACTTTTTGCGAGCTCCATTACGACTTGTTGCTGCATATTTTGTGCCCAATCCCCTACCTTGGCGAGATTTTTTAGGAGGACCAGGAATATAATTAGATTTTGTAAGTGATCCTTTAGATTTTGCCATACTATCTCCTTAAAGACTGTTTGATTTTACCACATTTTTTGCTATTTGCCAACTGTAACAGTTTTTGCACCAACTCCAATTGTAGCAGTACATGGTGGACCCAATTTATCGCCAACTGTTGCTAATGGTCTACCTTCAACTAATACTGTTTTTCCTGTTGCTATGACTGTTCTTGGATGCCCTGCACCGAAAGAATCTTCAGTTGTCAATAAAGAGCAACTACAAGGATCTTCTTTTGGTGTGGTACAGCCAGCTTGTGGAGTTGGCCACATATTTTTTACAATATTGACACAATCAGATTTGTGAAGTATCAATTGATCTCCATCTACTAACGGTATCTGACCTTCAATTTTTACAGTTTTAACTGCAGTACCTGGATTTAAGTGTGTAAGAGGTGTTGGAGGCCAGTGACATGTAGAAATCATCTTTGCCAAAGGAAGAACTTTACACACCGCATTTGCTGGAGGGCATGGTGGCTGAGAGCAAACCGTAGTATCATGAATATTTGCAGGAATACATTTACCTTCTCCTGTACAAGTTCCAGTCGAAACAGCTGCTAATCCTGGCATAATTATTCTATATAAAAATTTGGACTTGAAAGTTGTGTAGCAGCTCCAGACAAATATTCAGTTACTGCTGAGATAACATTATTTATGGCTTGTTCGTCATATCCAATTATATCTTCATAGTATCTTGAACAAATGGCATCATATGGATTTCCATATTTGTTTACAGCAGATACAAAAGTTTCAGTTTCAAGAGTTCTATCATGAAGAATTTCCAAATTTCCACTGAATTCATAATCTCTACATCCTTCAACTACCCGCTGATCTGCAAAAAAAGTTCTAACATTTGCTCTTGTATATCCTCCAAAAAGTGTAGTTGAATATGGTAATGTATATGAACCAAATGGTATACCTCTATTTACACCATCTGCCTGTCCATTATAATAAGATGGAAATGCATATAACTGACAATATGCGTCTGCAATATCTACATTCTCTGCACCATATTGATTTTTCATAGTATTATAAGTTGATAAAACTGTTTGATTTGTATACAAACATTCAGTACATGGACCACGAAGTTCAGTTTCATTTTTTGTTCCAACCTTAGCTCCAACTAAAATTTTCACAAATGTATTTTTTCTTGGGTCTGGGCAATATGATTGTATTAAATATCTTGTTTCATTAGTTGCACATGGAAGATTAAAAAATCCGTATTTTGCTTTTTTTATAGAAGCACCATCATAAACAAATGTTCGATTTTCATCCAAATCCATTTGCCACATACTATTAATATTATCTTCAAATGTTTTGTCTATGTTATTAAGGACGGTATTAAACTGTTTGTTACTTGTACCACTGACAAGTCCATTTTTTGTATAGAATTCTCTAAATTTTTTATCATAGTATTGCCCATCACTAACATTATTGACTGAAATTTTTATCGATTCAATTTGAGATAGCGTCTTTGATGAATACTCGTCAGTTGGACGTACTGGAGAAGATGATGGGGTTTTAATATCCACACTGGTTACACTCGATAGACTATTCAATTGAACTTTCTGCTCAGATGTTAATCCCGAATTTATCTTTTCCTGCATTTTCGAATCAATTTTTCCATCATTAATTAATTTAATTTGAGTATTTGAAAATGATTGAAAAATTTTAACATTATTTTTTGTTTGAGTGTCTGCAGATTTTAATAATTTTTCATAATCGGAATTTTTTTTAGATACATGATCTTTGTTTCCTGGGGGCAAAAATGCCTGAGCAGACTCTTTGGACATTCCACTTTTTGGTCTCACATAAACCTGAGCATTTTTTTGTTTTGTTAATTGTTTAATTTGACCTTTTAATCGAACAGTATTCTTTTGACTGTATGCCGCATCTTGAATTTGAGTATAATCTTTTTTAGAAAATCCAGATTTTTCTTGTATTGTTGTTTTTATTTTTGATATATCAAATTTAGATTTTCCTGTGAATGTTCCTTGTGCATCTAGAACTGGAGTTTGGTATTTTGTCGGATTTTCATTATCAAATTGATATTCATATTTTTTATATGAAGTATTTGCCATTCTTTTAAATGCTTCGGATTTATCAAATAACTCCATAGCACCACTTTCTTCTTTAGAGGTTTCGGATTTCTTAACATCCTCTGTGATAATACTTCTTGCAATATATGGCACGGCAACTCCAGGTGGTTTTGTTGAGGAGTACCCCGCACCTCCATCAGTTACTGTAACGCCTGTTAAATAACCATTACTAAAAATTGGTTTAGCAAATGCTTGCTTTTTTCCAACTCCTCTAGATCTCTTATATGCTTCCTCTGGTTCAACTCCTTCCTTTATTAAATTTAAATATGTATTGGTGTCTACATAACCTGGAGGAGGTTGTATAGCAATTATAATAGGATCCATGGAAGAATTTTGCAAATTCTTTCCAGGTTTTAAAATTTGAATTGATGTAACTCGTCCATTTTCTACTACTGCTTGAAGTTGTGGTTTAACAACATCCAAATCTTCTTGAGGAACATCACTATTTGCTTCTGCTGTAACATATAATATTTCTTTTCTTTGAAATTCATATCTGCCAATAATAGCGGCTCTATCTGGAATACCCCATCCTGCTTTGACTGTTATTATGGCACCAGAAGAACTACTGTACAAAGTATCTTTAGTAAAATTTGATGTGCCATCTTCCAAATAAGCAACATGCATATTAAAATCATCATCACTGTGTTTTACATCCGAAACTGTCCATCCATTAATTGTATCTCCAATTTGAACCTTTTTCGCTCCTTGACTCCAATCACCATCGGCAGTTCCCGACATCATTAAAGCAACACCAACACGATTTGGATCTGAAGCATTAGGATAGTATAAGTAGTATACATTTTGATTGCTGTAAACTGTTCCATCCCCAGATTCATAATTTGATCCATATCTAATGACTTTAAGTATCTTCCAACGAGTATAATACTTTTCATCTTCAGCATCATAATATGATGTTATCTCACATCGAATTATAGTTCCATTTGGAATTGAATAATCTTGTATTACTCTAGTTCCATTAGTTTTCCAAAATTTGCCTTGAGAAGACATGTAGGATCCAATTCTAGTACCATTCCAAGCTTCATAGAATCCCATACTTTCTAAATTTGTCCCTACAGATGCACTTACCTGCTTTGGTTCACCAAAATGAAAAGTGTGAGGTATATTTTTTTTAATTGAAGTAGTTTGTAATGTATTTCCACTAGTAGGTTCAAATTTAACTCTACCAATTCTTACATACTGACCTCCAGAAGCACCACCACCCAAAGGTGATCTTGTTCTACCATTTTCTCTACGAACCCATACATCATACTCTACATTTGGTTGTACAGAACTTTCTCCTGATGCAAGTCTATATGAATTAAACTTTACCTTTGAAAATAAACGAGCACCACCAGAGTAAGATGGTATATCATCTCTAACTGATGGTCTCCAAGTTGCATTTATATAAGCAACTGGTGAAACTTCTGGTTTTTGTGGAAAGTAATTAGATCCATAATTAATTGGTACAACCATCATATCTGTTGTATATCTAATCTTATCAACATCTGCAAAAGCAAGTATTTGCCCAGAACCAAAGGTGTACATATTAATTCCACCAAAATAATTAAAGACCTCAGTATTTGAAGATCCAGTGGTAGTATTATATACTGTTTCATAAGTGCCATAATCTGTTGCCACACTGGATCCAGCAACAGTATATGAAACTGCCCATCCAAGATAGCTCTTAAATTTTAAATTAGTGGATGCTAATTGAGATCCACCATAAGTAAAAGCAATTCTTTCTTGTCTAGTTCCAACGGTCCAAATTAGTGGATATTGATCTTTTTCTTCTTCTGGAGTTATTTTTCCATCTTCCAATTCATAATAAATGAAAGATTCTGTCGGACTGCATGGACATGTGTATGGTACTTTTTTAATTCCATAATATGTTTGATAATTAGTTGCTTTTCCACCACTTGTACTGGAAAGTGTATACATGTAATAACAATAGACATGGCATGGTTGACCAGTTACTCCATTAGAAGTATCATACAGATATGAAAACCAAGTGTCTGAAGATATTGGTTCAAAACTTTGTTCCGATGGATAGTGATCCCAGTATCTTACTTTACTTGGAACACCAGCAGTTCCATATGTTCCTCTAGAAAATGTAGGCGGGCATAAGACACCATCATTTTGCCACCAAAATCCACTAGGAAGAACTTTCCTAACCTTGCCTGCATTTGGATTCTCGATACCGCCAGTACCATAATTTACTTGAGTACTATTTGGATCAGTTCCTCCAGTACCATTTGATGTATGTTTTGCAGAGTTCTCACACACATCATCATAGTAATACATGATTTTGTCACGATTCCATTTGGGTACATTAATTCTGCTCGTATCCCAAACAGGTGAAATTTTTCTAGTACACTGTACTCCACATGGAGTTCCGCAAACAGATCCACTGCCATCTCCATCTGGAGTAAAATTTGGACAAGTATCTTTATTACAAGCCATTCTATAGGATTATTTCTTTTCCAAATTATTTAGACGACCATAGATGTAATCTAAGTTTTCCTTTAGTGAAAGATAGTCTCCACGATCTTCAGGACGATAACGAATTTTACTTAATAGAGTAGTTGTATATTCTTCAATATTGTCTAATCTTTTGATAATTGATTTGCAAATTTCATTTAAAACTTCATGAGCAACTTCATTATCTTTTGCAATATACATCAAATCTCCTTCAGATGCACTTTGACTTCTGCGAAGTAGTTTTGTTAATTCTGTTTCAAACATCTTTCATAATCCCTTTGAGTTTTTTCGCGCAGCGAACGCGCCACGCGCTATTTTTCTTCCTTGAACATACGGAAACCAAGTCCGTCGTCCTCTAACTCATAACGAAGGACATCGCCCTCCATGAGTCCTAATTCATCGACAATCTCCTGAGGGAACTCAAGAATGAGATCGCCCTCAGGGGACTCTTGTAATTCTATGATAAATTTACGTGACATATTCCATGACCCGAACGAAATAACCGAATTCTGAGTTGAGATTCCTTGCGAAATCTTCTGCCTGAATATATGTATCAAAAAACATAACTTCACTTTCCCAATATTCATCATTCATATAGTCTTCGTTTCCTATTCTCAGATGACCTTCGTGTGTTATTTCACATAATGGACGAAAAACCTGCCGTTTGGGATTGGGAAAAGACACCTCCAAGAACCACTTAGTAATCTTGGTATCCACCGCTTCCATACGAATCCTTCCATTCTTTGCTATTGGCAATTTCTAAAACTTTTTTCCGAACTGGTGTGAGTTCACTTTCATCTACACCATCGGGATTTAATCCGTAATTTTCTCGGATTTCTCGATATTCATCCCTGCTTATGAAGGTGGGAGTCTCATCGATATAGTCTGAGATAAGTCTCTTAAACACTCCCAGGGCAGCTTGTTCGTCACTTGCAAGCACTTGGATAAACTTAACGTCTTTCGATTCTCTTTGTTGATATCTGATAATATGGGTTTTCATGATAATTTTTTGGCGCGAAATTTTTTTCATGAAGGGACTCCGAGGGGGACCCTTTCGAATAATATTTAGGGGTATACTTAGATGCCTTCCGTAACACTTTATAGCTTACATAGGACCCATTAATTTAATATAAGGGCCGCCCCCGACCCCGAAAACCCGCGCCACGACTGGGATCTGGGCGGAGTTCGTTATACTTAAGGGGGGCATTTGACTGCCCCCGATATACCTAACAGGTCAGAAGTCGATATACTCCAGGGTGGGCATATTGCCAGTCTGGATATCATCGTCACCCTCGCTGATTGCATCGTTGGCGATAACATCGAGAATGCTCAGAATCTCGTTGCCAGTGTTACCTTGACGCAGCATGGAGATGAGAACTTGCTTAGACATAGTTGGGTTGTTCGTTGTTAGTTAGTGTGTGGTGGGTAGTTTATAGTCTTGCCGAGGACTTACCTGTGGAAAAAGTTAATTAGTTTTCCACAGGTTAGGTATATTTCTGTGGAAAACTTCAGTTGAGACGCATACCAGAGAAGAAAGGAATCGTTCCGAATTGATTAGAACTAAAGAACCATTCTCCTTTCTTTTGAAATACACGTTCGTCGCCAATTCCATGCTCGGAGAGAATAGCATTCAGGCGAGACTTTGTGGTGTTAGATTGCCAACCACCGTCGAAAAGTTCGATCCAAGTTTCACCAATTCGGGCGATCAGATTGCCATGGAGATAGACATCGGAAACGTGAGAACATGCAACGACTTCAGTGTTATCGAGTTTGAAATCTTTGCCTGCAGTGATAGCAGCATTCATCAGACGTTCGATCTTACGCATGGGAGGCGATTTGAGAGGGGTTTGTGATGTCGGG